GTCCTATCATGATCATCAATCGAACGAACTCATCAGCATTCTCTGTCACCCCTAAACTTGCTGCCAGTCTGGGAAACCAGGATCCGTGTACCAATGACCAGCGTAATTCCCGTCTCCATGTGATTGATTCAACTAGTTTTGTCACAGCCATACAAGGCCATGAGACGGTGGATCTCTCACATGCGGCAACCCCCCCACTACTTATACCTGCCATCATTGCATAAGATGTAGGGGTGTCTGGAGTAATGGATGGGAATATACGAGAAAGATACTTGGCTGTCGACGGCAAGTAAGCCCCGTCTAACCACATCTCCTTCCCATATGAGAAGAATCTGGTGGACTCGGTGCACTCCTCGGGCTTCACATCTTGACCCACTAGAGCACATTTCCTCTGTAGGTTATCCTTGATCCCAGCCACCAATTTCCTTACCGTAGCACGAACCTGCTCTTTTGTCATTCCTGGTTTAGGGTAGTATTTGAACATCACAACATGATTGTCCCCCTGTCCCAGTATGGTGTACTCAAGCCCGTACGTCCACAAAGCCATGTGCACCATAGCTAGAGTGACAAATGTCCATAGTTTCTGGGAAATCCCCTCAAATCCTCCCTTATGATCCCTCCATAGTGAATCACTCTCCGGTGGGTGCAGCCTGTTTGCTTGGGTTATTCCCTCGGGGGGTAAGCCATGAACTCTCAGGTTAATCAAACTCTCTGAGAAGAACTCATGGACATAGTCGAATAGCCCTGTCACTCCGTAGATCTGATTCAACCTAGATGCAATCGGTTTTACCGCTTCATTTCGCCACCGCAAGTTCCACCTAGCAAAGTCAATTTCCAAGCTAACTGTGACACATTCAGTGACAGGGAGTCGAGATACAGACAGGAATCTCTCTATCAGTTCTTTCCGCCCTAGGGTCATGGTCTGTTCAGGGATACATTGGAATACCCCTTTTGCAATGTTGTGCTCCAACAGGGCAAAGAACGACCTCATCTCCAACACCATCATAGCAAACATTCTAGGACTCAACTTCATTTCTCTCTCCTTTGGGGAGATGGTGACTATCTTCCAATCTTCAGGCACTTGCCTATCTGATACCAGTTGACACACATGCTTCAAATCGAAGGAACTGCGCTGTATCAACTCGGTGATAACCCGGTTGGAAGACGTAGCTTTGGGTGGATTGTACGGGAGTGAGTTGTACCAAGCTGCATCAAATTCTGATCGCTTGTAAGACAGAGCTTTATCCGAGATAAGGGACAAAATATCTTCCCCGTAGTCAAACGGTTGGTGTGCCTGGAAAACACAATTATCCCAGTCAGGTGGCGGGTACATAGTCAATCCAAGAGGTAGAGAGGGGATGTTTGCCTTGTACATCACTTCCAATTCAGATATCTTTCCACCTATCCGTGTGAACTGTAATTTGGGCCATCTCCCATTCTTCTGTAGATATCCTCTACAATAGATATGACAGCAGCTCCACTCCAGCTCCTTTCGAGCTTGTGGGGAGGTGAGCAAGATCTCTTGCCCCAGCATCTTAGATGACAAGCACCCCTTCACTGGATCCACATAGGGGTGTCCTGCCAATTTCATGAACCCAAGGAATTCTGCCACCATCCGCGGATTAGGTAATCCAAGCAATATCGACCACAGACGATCAGTGCAGGGACTAGTCTTGGCTCCCAGGGTGTATTCTTTCTGACGATACTTGTTTACCATGTTAGATGCGATTTCTGAACCATCTAACACATCCTCTGTCATCTGGATTATACGGACCTTGGATAGAGATTCGACTCCTTTCAGTATCTCATACGCCGGGTCGCCATAAGCCTCCAATGCGTCCCAAGCCCAGAACTCATACGCTTCAAGTAGAGGTTGAAGGTAAGAGTGATCTGGGCTTACGTCTGCCAGAACCGAGATCAACCATTTCGAGTAAGTCAGATCTTTCATCATCAGCACTGCGTGATTAGAGAATAGGATCATTCTACCATCCGTAACTCGGTGGAGGTAAAACCTTCGACAGGCCCATCCTCCTCTGGTTTTCATCCAACCTGCTCCGTGCGACTCTGCCTCGATTTGAGATTCCAGAACATTCATCCAAAATAAGGTCTTCTTGAATAGGAGAATATTTCCTGTGAGTTTGTGAGATGGTAACTCAGGGAGAAGAGAGGACGTCTGATCATGAACTACGGAAGCCAACCCTGTTCGGAGGGTCTCCCAGAACAGTTTGAGGTCCTCCTCACCCTTATCCAGGTAAGGAGTAACATCTACATCTTGAGATTGATACGCTATATCTCGATCAACGACGGGGGTCAAGTACGCACAATGTTCGAAATAATCATCAGATGATAGGAAAGGTGTGTCCTTGATAAACGTGTCAGCACACTCATCTATTTGCTTGTTGCGAGGTACTCTGGCTTTCTTCATCGCCTTGGTCTTGATTTCATTGAGTCTTACCTTGAAGTGGGAGTAATCCAGCCTCAAAAGAGGTGAGTTAAGAGATGTCTCAATCATATTTGAGTATTCTCGGGGGTTTTTTTTAATACCTGATGAGAGGGGGGATAAGTGGTGGTAATCAATTTAAGATCAGTGATTTATCGTCACTTAAGATAGTCAATGGGAAAGTATGAAGGACTCATTTAGTGAAGGTCAGCCTAGGATAACTCACGTGAAAAAACAACGGCCCTGATGTCCTGTAAACTCTACTTGGATGGGGGGGCTTGTGTGGGAGTCTTTGCCAGCAACTTCTGGAGAAGATCCTTGATCTCCTGTGTGTTTTTTTCAACAGATGACAACTTAGTCTCTTGGTCTGCCAACTTCCCCTCCACGACTGCAAGTCGGGCTGACATAGACCTGATTGATGTCCGAGACATGACGGATCCCACCTCAGTGGGGGGACGGGAGTGTCTGGTGACTGACTCCCTAACAAAGTCCTCAAAGGTCTGGTTTCTGCCCACTCCGGGGGGAGATCTGGGGGGGACCCCTCCGGTCCCCCAGGATTGACCTCTCGCTTTCTTCCAGGAGTTATAT